CAGCAGATATGGCTGCTAATGTTTCAGCAATATTAAGAAAGGAAGACTTACATATTTATATGAATCCTAAGACTTACGCTTTCTATGTATCAGCAGTATCTACATTAGGATATGTTAATGCTTATAATATGAATGGTGACTACGAGCCTGTATTTGAAGGATACAAAATTGCAGTTTGTCCAGGTATGGTTGACAATCAATTAGTAGCAGCACAAAGAAGTAATATGTTTGCAGGTACTGATTTACTTTCAGACACTACAAGAATTGCTTTGCTTGATATGGCTAACTTAGATGGTTCAGACAACATTAGAGTGGTTGCAAAATACTCTATGGGTGTTCAAACAGGAGTAGGAGCAGATATTGTAAGACAATCATAAAATTAATACAAGAAGCAGGGGTGTAAAAACCCTTGCTCCTTTAACCTTTAAAACTTATAACAATGGCGTGTACAGCATTAACAAAAGGTAGAGGACTTGATTGTAATAGAATATCAGGCGGAATAAAATTTATATATTTCGCAGTTTATGACCAAGTAACTTCAATACCAACAGCGAATGGTGAAATTACTGATTTAGAAATGGGAAGCAATAGTCTTTATAGATACACAATGCCTTTAGGTGTTGCTAGTCTTACTGATACTATTACAGGCTCACGAGAGAATGGAACGATATTTTATACTCCAACAGTAAATATTATATTAAATAGATTAACAAAAGAAGACCAAAATCAGATAAAATTGCTAGGAGCAACAAAAGTAATTATATTTGCACAATTAAATCAAACAGTAACTGCTACAGGACACGATGTTATAGTATGTCTTGGTAGTGTTAATGGAATGGAATTAAATGCTGGTACTATGGATAGTGGTGCAGCATTTGGTGATAGAAATGGTTACACTTTAACTTTTGATGGGTTAGAGCAACAACCTTTCCAATTTGTGCCTGATTATACTACAAACCCATTTGATAATGGTGGATTTACATTAGGTGGTGTAGTATCTTCGTAGACTTTAATTAGTAGTTTTCATATATTTCTTGATTAAGGTGGGCTTATGTCCACCTTTTTCTTTTAAAGCCAAATAAAAAAGACGTTTTTCTATTATATACTATGATACAAGTAATTAGTGAGTCTTCTTTCAATATGTACGTAAATACTGAAGGTAATCGTATAGACACATCAGTAAGTTCTGATTTGATAAGATACCTAGTAAAGTTTACTAATGATATGGACAAGTCTGTCCAATATGCGTATTCTGACTTACACTTAGTATATGAACGCTACACTAAATTAAGTTTTACTTATAATACAACGCCTGATGTTTATACAGGTGCTACTAAACTAATACCGACAGGATATTATAAATATGAAGTATATGAAGTTGCTTGGCCTTCAGGTGGAGCAGTAGCAATAAGTGCAGGTAATGCTCCTGTAAATGAAGATGACGTATTACCTGTTGCTCCAACACATGGAGTAGTACAGGGATTAGTAGCAATAGGAAAATTAAATGTTACTGCTAAGTCAGGAACAGCACAAGTACAATATACACAAAGACAATCACCAAGTGGTACAAACTACATTTGGTATGGACAATAATAACAAATAAAAATAATTAAAAATGGCTATAGAAAACGTACAACAACTATTAACTGAACAACTAGGAAAGCATAGATGTGATGTTATTGGAACAACTGCAATGTCAGGTAAGAAATATTATGCTGTTCATTTTCCTGTAGAAAGTGTAATAGCATCAATAACTGCAACTAATGTACAAACAGGTACAGGTAGTGCTATATCTAACTTACATACGACAATGGCGGCAGGAACAACCTTATTCCTTCAAGTAACCGCTATAACACTAACAAGTGGTGTGGGAATCTGCTACTACGAAGACGTTATATAATGAAGATATTAAAATTAGGTCAAATGATAGGTGGGGCTAACTCACCAAAACCTTCAGGCTTTGATAATGAATATTCTATAAATTTTGATGGTGTAGACGACTATTTGACTTTTGGTGATGCAACAGCATTTACACCTAATGGCTCAGGAGCAGGTAGAGGTTTTTCTATAGGTATGTGGTTTAAAACAACTGATGCTAGTGCTGGATTTACTAATAAGTTTTTAATTACCAAAACAAGAGCAGCCGCAAGTCAGCAAGAATATGAAATGCAAATACAGTCTACAGGAAAGATAAGTTTAAAATTTATTGGAGGTGGAGGAGGTTCACTTTTTGACCCTACCACAAGACTAGAAACAAGTACAGCCCTAAATACAGGTGCTTGGAAACATATTGTATTTACTTGGAGTCTTGCTTCTCCTGTAACCACGTCTAATTTTAAAGTATATGTAAATGGTAGTCAAGATACATCAGCAACCCTTCTTAATTCAGGAACTATGACTGCTGTAAAAAATGGTAGTACACCTTTGACTGCTATGGCTTTTGAACCAACAGGTGGTTTGTTTGCTAGGTATACATCAGGTAATACTGATGAAATATTTATAGTAGATGATGAATTAAGTGCTTCCCAAGTTACTGATATTTATAATGGTGGTACACCTATAGATATGACTACTATAAATCACTTAGTAGGTTGGTGGCGTAATGGCGACCCTACAGGTACAGGAGCATTCCCTACAATAACTGACCAAAGTTCTAACAGTAATGATGGTACAATGACAAATATGACGAGTAGTGATATAGTAACTGATGTACCTTAAAACTTAAAATATGAAATACGTTATATACGAAATAAGCGAAATAGATAAAGTAGACTTTACACAAGTAAGTGAAACAAGTGAAAATACTTTAAGACTATCAGCAAATGGAGAACAAACTGTGCTTAAATTTGTAGGTGATACTCCTGATTTTTTAGTAGGTTTACAACAATATAATCATTCAGAGATATTAGAAATAATGGCTACTCCTGAATGGAATAAACAACAAGACTAATGGAAAATATACTTAAAATAAATCTAGCAACTGAAACTGCTCCTACTGTACAAGAAGTACGTGGAAAAGACTATATAGAATATGGAACTGAGAATTGGAGAAACTTATACCCACAGTTTATTATAGACCTTTATTACAATTCGTCAACACAAGCGGCAATAATCAACGCTACAGCAGAGATGATTGCAGGTGAAAATCTTATAATAGAAGACGAAGATGATAGAGATTTAGAAGCAAGAGTTAAACTACAAAACTTTATGGATAGGGCTAATGGTAGTGAAAGCCTACACGAAGTCTTAAAAAAGGTAGCATTTGACTTTAAATTACAGGGAGCATTCGCTCTTAACGTGGTATGGTCAAAAGATAGGACTCAGATTGCTGAAATTTACCACATAGGAGTGGAGAAAGTTAGAGCAGAAAGACCTAACGAATTTGGTAAAGTAGAAGCATATTATATTTCTAGTGATTGGGCAAATACAAGAATACACAAACCTTATAGAGTACCTGCTTTTAATGCTAATGATAGAACGTCAGCAAATCAGATTTTATATTCAGGTCTTTACAGTCCTAATATGAATGTATATCACACACCTGACTACATAGCGGCAAATAATTGGGCGTTAGTAGACCAAAGAGTAGCAGAGTTCCATTTAAACAATATATCTAATGGTTTTGCAGGTAGTTACTTTATATCTTTTGCAAATGGTGTACCAACACAAGAAGAAAGATTCCAAATAGAGCAAAGTCTAGCAGATAAATTCACAGGAGCAAGTAATAGTGGTAAGTTTGTACTTACGTTCTCAGACGATAGAAATAGAACACCTGAAATAACGCCTATAAGCGTTTCTGACGCAGATAAACAGTATTTAGCACTACAAGAGTTATTAGTGCAAAATATCTTAACAGGACACAGGGTAACTAGCCCTATGCTAATGGGTATTAAAAACGATACAGGATTAGGGTCAAATGTAGACGAATTAAACGCTGCTGCTAATTTTTATCTAAACACAGTAGTTAAGCCATTCCAAGACCACATAGTTAAAGTTCTTAGAAAAATATTTCAAGTTAATAATATGGATATGCCTGTTAACTTTGTACAATTAAAGCCTATTACTGTTAAATTTACAAGTGAAGACTTAAAGGCTGTAATGACTGAAGACGAAATTAGAGAAGAGTTAGGCTTAGAACCTTTAGACATAGAAGTAAGAGAAGACTTTGCTAAAGTAGGTAGTATGATTACTGATGGCGTAGAATTGCCTTTGTTTGACACAAAAGAAGAAGCAGAAGCAGAAGCAAGAATAATTGGTTGTAGTGGCTCACACGAACATACACAAGATGGAAAGACTTATTATATGCCCTGCGAGTCACACGACCAAATAACTAATCTTAGTAAGTGTAATTGTTCAGAAGAAGAGCCTTATAGATTGTCAGACAAAACTGAACTAGAGCAATTTATAGAAGAATATGGTGAAGATATACCTGATGGTTGGGAATTAATAGAAGAAGAAAAAGTTGTAGATGAACACGAAGAATTTGACTTTGAAAAAACATTAAATGATGCTACTAATAAAAAAATAGAATTAGCAACAAGCACAGGAAAAGCAATACCTGGTAGAAAGTCTGAACAAGATGGTATTTCTAAAAAGACTTACGATTATTTTAGAGTGCGTTATGTATATACAAAAGATAATTTTTTAGTAAATAAAACTGGAGAAAATAGAGAGTTTTGTAAGAAAATGATGGCGGCTAAGAAGTTATATAGAAAAGAAGATATATTAAGAATGTCTGATATGGTTGTTAATGACTATTATTATTCTGAAAGACAAAATAGAAACATAGGTTGGGGGCCTAAAGGTGCATTAAAGTATAATGTCTGGTTTTACAAAGGGGGCGCACTATGTCACCATTTTTGGTTAAGACAAATATATAAGACTACAATAGGAGAATCTAGAACAACTAAGATAGATGATGCAGAATTAATAGGCTATACAAAGGCAAGAAGTGAAGGTTTTACTGCTAAAAAGAATAACATACTAGTAGCGAAACCACCTAAAAGAATGAAGAATAAAGGATTTTTAAAACCAAGATAACTATGTCATACGTATTATTTATATCAGAAGAAAAATTAAAAGAATCTACAGCAATTAATCTTAACGTAGATGTAGACTTATTATTGCCTTATGTAAGACAGGCACAAAAGTTATATGTAGAAACTAAGTTAGGTACTGACCTTACACAAAAACTAAAAGACTTAATTGTAGCAGGTACAATAGGTAATGTAGGTAATGAAGCCTATAAGACTTTGTTAGACGATTACATAGGAGATATGCTACCTAATTGGGCTTTTTATCACGCTATACCTTTCTTACGTTTTAAAATAGAAAATGGTAATATATACTCTAAGACTAGTGAAACAGGTACAGCATTATCAGAAACTGAAGCACAACACCTTAGAGAAGAAGTTAGAAACACAGCAGAATACTATACTGAAAGACTTATAGATTATATTAGAAACAATACATCTTTGTTCCCTGAGTACAATACGAACTCGGGCAGCGATGTATCGCCTGATTCTAATGCCTTCTACAATGGCATAAACGTTGAAAGACCAATGCAAAAAGGTACAAAGTTAACATTAAGAGATTTTTTAAGTGCAGGTGACTACTAATGAAGAGATTTTATAAAACAAAAATAAAGAACATAACTAAGTTGAAATCCTACTTGGATAGAAAACTAAATATTAAAAATGATGAACGAATTAAGAGACACACTACAAGTAGGAGTAGCAAATAGTACAGCAATAGCATTTAGCATAACTGAATGCAACGAAATATTAACACTTGTATCGTTAGTGTTAGCAATAGCATTTACAATATATAAGTTCATTAAATTTGATAAAAATGCCTAAAAAAAGAAAACTAAATAGCACAAATCCAAAATATAAAAAGGAAGAAATTAAAGAAAAAAAAGTGCTAAAAAAACTCGTAAAAGAAGTAAAAGGAGTCAAAATTTACACAATTAACAATTTAACATAATATTAAAAAAATAATTAGTTCTACTCTAGTGTTTTGAAGATATATATTTTTACATAGTAATATACTAGAAAGACTATTAAATCGCTTAAAACGTCTTAAAATGAGTCATAGAGAAGATTACACATATTTTAAAATATCAGAATTTGACAGCCCTGATGAAGTAGGTAGTGGCTACAAAATGGATAGAGATTTTCTAATTAAATTAGACTCAGCACGTGGTATAGCAGGTATACCTTTTAAAATTACAAGCGGTTATAGAACAAAAAAAAGAAATGAACTTGTAGGTGGTCGCGTAGGTTCTAGCCATTTAAAAGGTCTAGCAGTTGACATAGGTTACAATGGAAGTAGAGAAAGGTACTTAATAGTACAATCACTAATGCACGTAGGAATAAATCGTATAGGCATAGGCAAGACTTTTATACATTGTGATGTTGACAACTTAAAAGACCCTGATGTTATATGGTTATACTAAATAAATAAATTTGAATATTAATTAAAACTAAATACAATGAAAAATTACATTATTTCACAATTACTTACGTCTAAAAAAGTATGGTTAGGTATATCTTCAATAGTTATACCTTTAATTGCTACAACTTTAGGTGTAGATGAAACAGCAGTATCACAAATATGGTGGAGTCTTATAGCAATGTTAGGTGGACAATCATTAGCAGACTTTGGAAAATCAGCGAAATAATAGATACCGCTTAAAGCCACACGAAATTGCGGCTCTAAAAAAGATGCGAGAAACCGAGACTAGAAATATTCTAGTTATCGGTGACTTGCACGAACCATTTTGTCTTGATGAATATTTGGATTGGTGTGTTAATCAATATCATATTTATAATTGTAATCAGGTTATCTTTATTGGCGATATAATTGATAATCATTATAGCAGTTACCACGAAACATCAGCAGATGGTATGGGTGGACTAGATGAGTTAGAATTAGCAATCAAAAGAATATCACGTTGGTATAAAGCCTTTGGTAAAAAAGGTACTAAAGTTATAATCGGAAATCACGACAGAATCATAATGAGGAAGGCACAAACAAGTGCTATTCCAAGTAAATGGATAAAATCATATAAAGAAGTTTTAGAAGTACCTAATTGGGAATTTGTTGACCATTATATACAAGACAATGTATTATATCAGCATGGAGAAGGAGGTACTGCTAGAACATCTTGCAAAAATAATATGATAAATGTTGTACAAGGACATCTACATACACAAGCATACTGCGAACACTATGTTGGTAAGAATTTTAGAACATTCGCTTTACAAACAGGTTGTGGTATAAATCATAATACTTACGCAATGGCTTATGCTAAATATGGAAAACGCCCTGCTGTTGGTTGTGCAGTTATATTAAATAATGGTACTACACCTATAAACCTTTTAATGCCCTTATAATGACTCTAAAAGACTCTACAAAACTCACACTATTCTATTTCTTACTTATAATAATAGTATTACTCTTAGCCATATAGTATAGATATTAACATCTAAATTGTTAATAACTTTGTAAATAATTCTGTTAATATAGTTGTTAATTTAAAATTATTTTGTAATTTAGCACTATAATTATTAATTAAAAACATAAAAAAATGAAAACAATGAAATTAAGAAAACAAATTAAAGATTTAGGAATTAAAAAAATAGAGAAAGTATTAAAAGAAGGAGGTTTTTTAACTGCTGGGCAATTTACACTTGACTTTGATATGACTACTCACGACCAAGGAATGAGGCATTTCGAAAGTCCTAGAGGGATGTTTTTTGTTAGCCATTGGGCTATAGTAGCAAAGTTTGAAGGTATAGAACAGGCTTTAGAAAACTTTAGTCAAAAGATGGAAAACAGAACTAAATTAAAATTATTTGCTAAACAACCTCAATTCAAATTAGTATAAATTTTAAAACTAAATAAAATGACACAATTTAAAGTAATAAATAGAGTAACTAAAGAAGTACAAATATTTAACACCGAAGAAATACTAAATTTCTTTAGATGTGAGTATGACCCACAAACTAAAAAGATTAAATATTATAATAATATTAGAGATTATGCAATAAGTGAGGTTAAATCTAAACTAGAACAAAATGAAAATCTTTTGTGGATAATTGCACTAGCAGGTTGCTCAGTATCTTTAGTAGTATTAATAACTGATTTAATATTAAAATGGATTTAGATAATAAAATAATATCAAAAGAATGGTGGTTAAAACCAACACTAAAAGCAGTATCAATGTATTGCTATAATCATAAGACTAGGTATACTGATTATAAAGAAGTAGATAGTACAGTAAGAGTAGTAGGTACTAAAAAACAAATACTAGACTTATTTAAGAAACTACTTATAGAAGAAGGCTTACAATTAAGGGGTAGTATTCAAATAGAAACTACAGCACTACATCTTAAACTATACAAAGAAAATAATAATGAAGCACTAATAATTAATTAATATGAAAACTGAAAAATTAAAAGAAAAGTACATAAGATACGAATTAACAAAAGATGATGTCTTTAAACATCAGCATTATATTATCATAACACGTTCAGGCATAGAGAAAATACAAGCCATAGAAAACATTACAATATGGTATGAAGTGGTAAAATGTGAGCCTAATTTTGCAGGAGTAAAAGCAACTGCAACTAAAGATGGTTGTACTGTAGAAACATTTGGCTCTGCTCTAAAAGGTGAATCATATAAAGATGGTAATACTAATACTTGGTATGTTTTAGAAATGGCTGAGAAAAGGGCTTTGTCAAGAGCGGTACTCAAGATGACAGGATTTTACGAATTAGGAGTATTTGGAGAAGATGAAGCAGAAGATTTTAAAAAGAATAATAACTAAAAACAATTATAAAAATGGAAATTACAGGTAAATTAATTAAGAAGTTTGACATAGAGTCAGGCATTAGTAAAGCAGGTAAAGAATGGAATAAACAATCTATACTAATAGAACAAAATGCAGAATACAATAAAGAAGTAGTAATAAGTGCATTTGGTGATAAAATACAACACATTAAAAATCTACAAGAAGGTGACAACTTGAAAGTATTATGTAATGTATATTCAAGAGAATACAATGGTAGATATTTCCACAACATTGATGGTTACCACTTTGCTAAAGCAGGTGAAGAATTAGAAGAAGAAGATAATAATGAAATGCCTTTTTAATATGACATCAAAAGATAACTTTAAAGAAATATGTGACCTTACTACAAAGGTACTAGGGTTACCTAAAAATCATCTATTAGTAAAAAATAGAAAAGTAGAGTATATGATGCCTAGAGCAGTTGCTTGTATGATAAGTAGACTAGAAAATTGTACAAAACATAGTATTATGTCTAAGGTATTGGGATTTAATAGAGCAACTATATACTATTATGAAAAGGAACATCATAAACGTTTCAAGTTTTGGGCTGCTTATAGAAAAGCATTTAATAAAGTATATTTAGAGTATAAGAATTCAGAAAGTGATAAAAAGACTTTTATACGTTCTGCTTCTATATATAACCACTTGATTAACAATGGTGTACAAGAAAGTGATAGACCTGATTTATCTATACTAATTAAGTCAGGTAATGTGTCTACTGAAATAAAAAGTTGTTACTTTGAATGTTCAGCACAACTAAAAAAGATTAAGTTTGCAATGAAAGAATACAAATATGAACTTAAACTAATTGACCTAAATGAAGCATTTACTAAGTAGTACAGCATTTTTAGTCTTAAATAAACAATTAGCAAAGCAGATAGGATTGCACGAAGCAGTCCTACTTGCTGACCTAATTAGTAAAGAAGAGTACTTTATTGCTAATGGTATGACTGATGGGTGGTTTTTTAACACCTTAGACAATATTGAGGCTGATACGACTCTAACACCATTTATGCAAAGAAAGTGCCTTAAAACGCTTAAAAAGCACAAAATAATAGAAGTTAAGAGAAAAGGTGTACCTGCTAAAAACTATTTTAAAATAAATGAACAACAAGTTGTTAAGATACTTAATAACTTGAAGTCAACAAAATGCACAACTATTAATAAGAATAAAGAAACAATAATAACTAATAAATACTTTAATAGACCAACGCTTGAAGAATTGAAAGATTATTGTTTAGAAAGACAAAATAATGTAGATGCTGAAGCCTTTATAGATTTTTATGATTCTAAAGATTGGAAAATAGGAAAGAATAAAATGAAAGATTGGAAGGCTGCTGTGAGAACTTGGGAAAGAAGAGAAACAAAAAGACCAACTATGTCTAAGTTAGATGCACAAATAAATGCGTGGACTGATGCAAAGAAATTGTTGTAATATGAGCAGGGTTAGTAAATATAAATTAAATAATAATGTGAGAGGTTATACTTTGATTCATTTACAATTCCCTGCTCTTATTAAAAATTAAATATATGAAAGCACTAAAACAAGAAAACTTAAAAGAATTGTCTGAGAAAGTCTTAGATTTGTTAGCAAAGACATCAGTAGAAATAGGACATAAAACTGATGCTCAAACTTTAGCAACACTATCTAAAATATTTGCTAATGACTTAATGACTGAAAAAAGATTTAATAGACTGACTTTCAATCAGATACAAGATGCCTTTCACATAGGTGTAAGATTTGGAAAAGATGAACCATTTTTAAACATTAGAACTTTTTACAAATGGGTATATAGTCACAAGAAGACAATAGATGATGCTTATTATGAAGTACACACATTAAACAAACCTAAAGAAAAAGTACCTTATTATCAAGAACCTTTAAAACTATTAATATGAAAACAAAACAAAAAGTAAAATTTTGGTTAGAAAAACACGAACACTTAAGAGATGATGACAACCGCTTATGTGCTAATATTTGGAATGATGAATTAAAAGAATATGTAGATATGAATACAGCAGGTATAAGAACATTTTTAAGACTGTATTCTTTTGGTAAACTAACTCCTGCTCCTACTATAAAAAGGATAAGAGCAAAATTACAATCAGAAAACCCTCAATATAGAGGCGATAATTATTACAAAAGAAAAGGTATATATGAGAAAGATTGGCGTAACAAGTTAGGTTATGACAAGCGTAAGTAAATTAAAGAAACAATTAGACAAGTGGTTTAGTCTTTATATAAGACTTAGAGATGCTACTGATGAAGGAATGGTACAATGTTTTACTTGCGGTAAGGTAGCCCATTATAAAGATGGTATGCAATGTGGTCACTTTCAAAGCAGAAAACATCAAGCAACTAGATGGAATGAGCAAAACTGTCAAGTACAATGTGTTGGCTGTAATATGTTTAAGCAGGGTGAACAATGGACATTCGGACTAAACTTAGATGCAAAGTATGGTAGTAGTACATCTTTTGATTTGCACGTATTATCTAAACAAACAATTAAAATGACTAGAGTAGACTATGAAGAAGACATAAGATATTACAAAGCACTTGTTGATAACTTAAAAAAAGAAAAAAATTTAGAATAGTTTTTTTTATATATTTGGAAAATGAGAAAACCAATATACTGTAATAAGCAGCACGAAGTAATAGTAGATGCTTACTTGTATATGGTAAAAGACTTTGTAAGAGAAGTAAGTTCAGAAAGTAGATATAAAAGTTTTGCACAGGTCTTAGATATATTGATAGAATATCATAATAACTATGGTAAAGGAGTTAGAGAAAATAACTATTGGGATTGGCTAATGATATTGCCTATAAACTTATCGTTAATGGTTAATGGATATTTTGCAGGAGTAGAAACTAAAAGAAACACAAAGGCAATACATTCGTATAGAATACTTTTGAATGATATGGTACAAGACGTAGTAGATAAGATAGAAAAACTAGAACCTATAAATGAATAAGATATATTTAGAAATATCAAAACTAGGTGACAAGTTCAGACAAATGTGCTATGGTATTACACAAGATAAAGAAAAAGTAGATGATGCTGTACAAGAATTAATGCTGTATCTTTTGCAGATGAACCCTGAAACAATTAAAAAGATTTATGATGCAGATGGTATAGATGGTATAACAAGATATGGAGCAGTAGTTTTACGTAGGGCTTTAACAAGTACAAGAAGTCCTTTTTATTATAAGTATAGAAAGTATTATACAAATCTTGTAGGTATTAATTATCAGACAGCAGCAACACATAATAACTTTCATAAAAGTATATATAATATGCCTAATGAAATAGATTATGTACAAAAAGAAAGACAAGATAAGTTGGAAAAGATTGATGTAGTATTAGACAAGTTAGACAGTTGGTATGATAGGGAGTTATTTAAGTTGTATTACTATGAAGGTAATACGCTTGATTCGTTAGCAGCCAAGACCAAGATAAGCAGGAATAGTTTGTTTACTACAATAGACAAAGTTAGGACAATAATCAAAGAAGAATTAGATGAATAAGTTTTTTACATCACAACAAGTATATGAAGATAGACTTGCTATATGTAGGGCTTGTGATTATTATTTTAAGCCTACAGGAAGTTGTAAGGTGTGTAAGTGTTTTATGAAGATTAAAGCAAGAATAGCACCAATGGCTTGTCCTAAGACTTATTGGAATAAGACTACAGTAATAGAAATACCTGAAGACTTACCACAAGAACTAATAGATGAAATACTAGACATTTGGAAGTATTTAAAAACAGGAGTAGCAGAAGGACAAGATGCAAAAATAAGAATGATGGAATTATACAACACTATAACAGCATCTAACTATAATCCTAGAACAAATTGTGGTTCTTGTTTGTCTACTGCTTATGATGCAATAAAAAAACTATATATTAAATACAGTAAGATATGATATACACAATAATGATAGCGTTTATAACTTTTGGTATCGGTTGGTACAGGGGTTTTAATATGGGCTATAGAAAAGGTAAATTCCACGCTAATTTTGACAATTATAAACCTGAACACAAAATATATTTTAAAAAAGTAATAAAAGATGAAAGATAAAGACATACCAAAATACTATAAAGGAAAGAATGGCTATATGGCTAAAGACGTAGTTAGTAACTTTGATTTGTCCTATAATATAGGAACAGCAGTTACTTATTTATTAAGAAGTAAGAACAAACACAACGATGGTGGTGTAGAAGATATACGTAAAGCAATAAACCATCTACACTTTGAATTAGAAAGACTAGAAAGTAAAACAATAACAGGCGGATTAGCAAGATAATATTATGATTAGATTTATATGTAAATGTAGTAAAGAAACAAAAGACTTACAAAAGGCAACGATTGTACTAAGAGAGGGCAAATGGGTAACTAAAGAAGCACTATGTAGTTGTGGTAAGTATATGCAAGAACTAGAAAAAGATTTTAGTGGCTTTCCTAATCTTATAAGAACTGAACCTACATTAAGTAAAAAGAGAGATAAACTTTGGGATAGTGCAAAAGAAAAACTATGCGGAGAAAGAGGTATAAATGAACCATTTGACTAAAAAACGATCCCCAAGCACATTATGAGAGCAAAAAAAAGAACACCACAACAATTAGAAAAACTAAGCAAAGAAGTAGTAGAATATTACTTTAATAATCCACACGCTAACAGTTCTAAGTATATGCAGCAAAAGTTTAAAGCAAGTGAAAAGATAATAAGAGATATACTTAGTGCAGAATTTGAAAGAAGATTAGAGAATAGTATAACAAGAAGAATGATTAACTTATGAAGTTTGTGATAAAGGGCAATCAAGATAAGCAAAGCCTAATAAACTATTTAAAAGAATTAGGTAATGATTATATAGTAGAAGTAAAGAAACAAAGAAACAATAGAAGCAATATGCAAAACAATTACTATTGGGCTTGTATAGTACAGCCATTAGCAAATGAGATAGGATATTTTCCTGATGAAATGCACGATATACTTAAAGTAAAATTTGCTAGTCAATGGGAAAGCATAGATATAAACGATAAACAAGTAGGATTACAAGTAGTTAATAGTTCAGCAAGAATGAACACTAAAGAGTTTGAAATATATGCAGAACAAATAAGGGTATGGGCGTTAACTGAACTAGGTATAAGATTAATGCTACCAAATGAATTTAATTAATTTCTATTATATAATATAGAATTGAATAATCAATCTTTTTCAATTATGGATAAACGAATAAATAATGGTGGTGCTAGAAAAGGTGCAGGGCGTAAGTCTAAGGCAGCAGAACAAAAGTTAATAGAGAATTTAACACCTATGAATGAAATGGCTTTAAAGTCATTAGAGAAAGGATTAGAAAAGAAAGAACAATGGGCGGTTAAGTTATTCTTTGAATACTTTTATGGTAAACCACAGCAAAGGGTTGATGTTACAACTAATGATGATAGTATCAATATGCCTTTGATAAACTTTGTAAAAACTGAATCTTAACGAAAAATATAATCCTTTATTTGAATCTGATGCTCGTTACTTTATAATAACAGGTGGTAGAGGTTCTGGAAAGTCATTTGCTGTAACTGTGTTTCTTACGTTGCTTACAATGTCAAAAAACATACGTATATTGTTTACAAGATACACAATGGTATCAGCACACTTGTCTATTATTCCTGAGTTCTTAGAAAAGATAAGCCTACTTGGTTTTGACAATATCTTTAGCGTAAATAAATCGGAAGTAGTAAACTTAGGCAACAAATCAGACATACTGTTTAGGGGTATAAAGACATCAGCAGGCAATCAGACAGCAAGCCTAAAATCATTACAAGGTATAAGCTGCTGGGTGTTAGATGAAGCTGAGGAATTGGTTGATGAGGATATATTCGATACTATTGATTTAAGTATTAGAGAGAAAGATGTGCAGAACAGAATCATACTTATATTAAACCCAGTCACTAAAGAGCATTGGATATACAATAGATTCTTTCAAGACAAAGGCGTAGAAGCTGGTTTTAATGGCGTTAAAGACAATGTGTGCTACATACACAGTACATACCTAGACAACAAAGAAAACCTGTCAGACAGCTTTATACAGCGTGTAGAAACAATTAAGCATAGAAACTTTAAAAAATACCAACATAGAATACTTGGCTCTTGGCTTGATCGAGCAGATGGCGTAGTGTTTACTAATTGGACATTTGGAGAATTTAATCCTGATGGCTTACAAACATCTTGTGGTATGGACTTTGGTTTTAGCATTGATCCAGATAGCTTAACAGAAGTTGCTATTGATAAGTCAAAGCGTAAGCTATATTTAAAAGAGCATATCTATCAGAATGGATTAAAATCTAATCAACTTGCTGAGATTATATTAAGCAAAGTAGGCAATAAGTTAATCATTGCTGATTCGGCAGAGCCAAGATTGATTGCAGATTTAAAGCATTTAGGCGTAAACATAAAGCCAGTTAAAAAAGGAACTATTGAAAGTGGCGTAACAAGAATGCAAGATTATGAATTAGTAGTTAGTCCAGAATCAACAAACATAGCTAAAGAATTAAACAACTATGTGTACGCAGACAAAGGATCAAAACTCTATGTAGATAATTATAATCACGCTATTGATGGCGTAAGATACAATGTTATTTACCACTTAGATAATCCAAATGCAGGAAGGTATTTTGTACAGTAAACTAAATTATTAACTTTTCTATTATATATTAGATGAAGGTAAAGATTAAGAAGAAGGGCAAAACAAAGCAGTTTAAATTAATTAGTAAATGGAGTGATGTCACTCTTGAAAAGTGGTTAAAGCTAATTGATTATAATAATGGCACAAAGAGTAGTGAAGCATTAAATACAATTGCAGAACTTTCTAATATTCCTAAGAAGCTAATAAAGGAATTAGAATTGAAAGATATAGCGGCAATTATGAGTGCTGTGTCAGAACTGCAAAAGAAACAAGATAGTTCTTTAAAAAAGATAATTGAAATAAAAGGTAAAAAATATGGGTTTCATCCTAATTTAGAGGAGATAACTCTTGGGGAGTGGAGTGACTTAGAGACAATGTTTACAAAAGGAATAGAAAACCATATGCCAGAAATAATGTCAATACTGTATAGACCTGTAACAGATGAAACAGCAAACGGAATTTATACTATTGCAGCATATGATGGCAATATTTCTATACGAGCCGAACAGATGAAAAAGATGTCAGCAGAACAAGTGCAAAGTGCGCTGGTTTTTTTTTATCATTTAGGGAACGAATTGTCAATGATTTTGCCATCATATTTGATGGATCGCATGAAGGAAATGAAACTGCAGTTGCAACAGAATCATTTGCTGAAAAATGGGGGTACTTCGGAATAATGTATAGATTGTGCAATGCAGATATTTCAAAATTAGAACAAATAACAAAACTTAACTTGTTAGAGGCGTTTACTTGGTTAAGTTATGAGACAGATTTAAACTCACAAAATAAAGTAAAACATGGCAGTCAACAATAAGACATACAATAACGTAACTAATACTTTAATTAGATTAGCACAGTATCATGATCAAATATCTACTGTTTCTGTTGGAGATATATTTGACATCAACTTAGAGAAAATGGAAAAGTTCCCATTATTACACATCAACCCAGTAAATGTAACAACAGGAGATTCTGAGTTAGTGTATAACTATCAGATATTCATTATGGATATGGTAAGTGAGAAAAGCGACTGGCAAACTAAACAGCATGCTGATTTGACTAAGTTAGTTGATATGAAAAACAATGAGCAAGAAGTATTTAATCAATGTTTAGAAATATGCACAGATTTTATTGGTATGCTTAGGCATAGTTCAAGACAATCGTTAGAAGGAGTAAATGATATTAATAAGCCTTTATATTTCACACAAGACCAGTTTACAATAGAGCCATTCCAAGAACGGTTTGATAATCTTTGTTGTGGTTGGGTTTTTACAATAGGCGTAAAAGTTATGAATGACTTTAGTACCTGTAATATACCTGTAACAGATGCAGGTGCTGGGTACTAATGTTAAAGTTTAAAATATGGAAAATAGAGATACAGATAATACCACCAAAAATAACAATCAAGCTATGAGCTATGAGGATATAGTAGAAAAGCTAGAATCTATCAGCATAAGATTTCAATCATATACTGACTACCCACAGTCAGCAACTAATAATGCAAAGCGTGCTAGAAAATGGAAAGAGGAGAATGGAAGTGATTGTGGAAGTCGTATTGGCTGGACAAGATCAGCTCAATTAGCAGACAGAAAACCAATAAGTAGAGATACAATAGCAAGAATGGCATCTTTTAAAAGACATCAACAAAATAAAGATGTGCCTTACTCAGAAGGATGTGGTGGTTTAATGTGGGATGCTTGGGGTGGTACATCTGGCGTTGAGTGGGCAATAAGAAAATTAAAACAAATAGATAATGAATAAAAATAAATAAATATGGCAGATTTAGTAGTAACAATTTCCGAGAGTGTAACAGTCAATGGTGCATTAAGAGGATCAACAAATAACTTAACAGTGACAGGAATTACAGACACATTTGAAAGAGTAGTAACTTGTCCTCATTCAGCTACAACAACAATAGCAACATTTTCATCTAATGTATATGATAGTGCAGGTGCAATTGACACTGAAAACGTAAAGTACATTAGGGTAAGTAATTTATCTACAACACATGATATGTATATTGGTGTGGCTGCAACTTCTTATGCTTATACTATGTTGATTCCAGCAGGGGTATCTCATATAATAGGACAGGGATCAACCATTATGGTAGCAACTTCAGAGGGTGCAGTACCTATATATGAAGGTTTGAAAGACCTTACAAAAATTGAAATTAGACCAGTTTCAGAAAATGATGTAGATGCGGAAATATTTGTTGCTTCATCATAATGAAAACTGAAAATATAGAAAGATACTTAGAAAGTTTTGGGAAACAAGTAGTAAACAGAACTAAAGGTAATATTCAAAAAGCAAAAGGCGGCGGAACTAATTTAGAAAAATCTATAAAGTTTGAAATAGTTAAAGAGGCTAATGGCTTTAAAATAAATTTCTATATGTTAGATTATGGGACTTTTGTAGACAAAGGAGTTTCTGGAAATAAAAAAAAGCAAAGATTTAAAGATTATAAAAACAAAGTAGTATCAAGTCCTTATAAATATAAAAGCAAGCAGCCACCACCAGGAATTTTAGCAAAATGGATAAAAAAGAAAGGAATAAAGGGAAGGGATAAAAAAACAGGAAGGTTTATTAGCAATTTATCTTTAGCATATATAATTGGTAGAAAGATTAAAAGAGATGGTATAAAAGGATTAAGTTTCTTTCAAAAACCATTAGGTCTTGGATTAAAACAGTTTGGACCAGCACTTTTAGGCAATGTTAAAAGTGATATAGTAAATACGTTAAATGAAACACAGAAAAAATAATGGCAGCAAATTCAATAATAGAACAACAACCTTTATATAATGTAATTCCAGTAGGACAAGAAGTTATATTTGTAGTGTCTAATCAGACAGCAGTTGCAGGTCAATTTCATGTTAAATTTATTTGTGAAGTACATATCAGCAACAACACATACCCTGTTGTAGGTACATCAGATGATTTAATAGGAACTTTTAAAACAACGCCAAATAATGCAGGAGTTGGCATTTTTGATTTAAGTAATATAATAGAAAGCTACGTAAAACCAGACAATATAGCTGCTAATGGTAGTGCGTTTAAAACCACTACAACAAGTGATGATCAAAGGCACCCACTACATTTGATTGATAAGTTTTCTCTAAACAATAACGCTGTAACTTATTTGGCTTTACAATTTAAAGTAGAATACTTAGGTGCTACTGATAGTTCAGGAAATCAAGATGATAACATAGTAAGAACGCAAGCTGGTACTGCTGTTAACTCAGATGTATTTGAAATTTTTAACGGATATATAAAGCATTCTGACAGTTTAAACATAGGAACTGGTATTGATGCCTCTAACTTTGGTTATGATATTACAAAGTTTGAAAACACTAATGGAAGTACAGGTCAATTTTTAACTAATGCTCCATTAACTCAATATGCTAATCAAGAGGACTATGGTACCTTTGCATATCTTACAGAAATAAATAAAACAAGTGGTTTTGAAAATGGGTATGTAGACAACATTAAAATAAAACTGTACAACAGCTCAGATGCTCAAATTGGAAGCACAATACAAGTAGACAGATCATCTGCAAACGGTTCATACGATACATACGTGGCAAAAGCAGAACAAGAGCTAATCTACTTTGGTTGCTTTCCTGGAAATCTTAGAAACTGGAGTACAGTATTCCAAACGCAACTAGCAACAGGCAATCTGGCATATTATAGTGTGAGAGCTTTTAATGGATCAACTAATGTAGGTCAAAGATATATTATTAACGTAAACTGTCCTGATCTAAAAGATTTCGAAAGCATTAGGCTGTGTTGGCTTAATCAATGGGGTGCTTGGGATTACTATACGTTTACAAAAAAATCAGTTAGAAGTTTAGCAACAAATTCAACAACATATAATCAGCTTTCAGGCACATGGAATGAAAGCAAATATAAAATTGATAGCTTTAAAGGCGGAAAAAAAGCGTTTAGAGTTAATACAACTGAAATGATCAGAGTTAATACAGATTTTGTAAGTGAAAATGAAAATGTAATGTTTGAGGAGTTAATGAATAGTCCAGAAGTTTATATGTTAGATGGCTTTCAAACTACAACAAGCACACAGTTACTTAATCAGTTTGTAACACCTGTTAGAGTTACTAGCTCTAGCTTTACAAAAAAGACAATTGCAAATGACAAGTTAATGCAATATACATTTGAAATAGAAAAAACTAAAACACTAAGAACACAAGCAGTTTAATGTCAGTACAATTAATATTATATCCGCAAAACACCTCTGGCCAATATAACGAGCTATCTACAGACCCAAATGAGTTTGTAGTAAATGGTCTAAATTTTGTTGGACTAGGAAGCTCTGCATCTTTTGATAGTTCTTTAGGAATAGGAACTACTCAGGGTTTGCCAGTATTACAAGATGCATTAAATAATCAACCCCCAAACATTATTAACACCTGGTATAGATTCAGAAGTACACTTGGTGGTACTCCTGCTCTCCCTACTGTAACAAGTGGAGATGCGGTCTTTAACTCTATTGCATCTAATAACACAAGCGGAATTTATCAGCGACTTTCTAATTTAAGTGTAGGAGCTTCTTATACTGTAAGATTAAATCTTTCTACTACATCATCTGGCAGTTTGTATATAAGTATTGCAAACGGTACTTCTGTTTCATTTGGACAGCCTTTTTTAGCATTATCATCTAGCATAACATTTAATTTTACAGCAACAGCAACTGATAATATTTTAACAATAAGATATACTAATTCTGTTGCAACAAATATTGCTATAAGCAGCATATCTTGCTTGCCTACTGCTATATCTCCATCTGATTCAATTTCTATACTTGAAAACGGTCAAGTTCTTTGTGATTTATATGAAGATGAAGATATACCGTTGACACTAAGTATTGATGATTTTAAAAATGTAGCAGAACAGATACAATCTTACTCTAAAGCATTCTCACTACCTGCAACTAAAAGAAACAATCAAATATTCAACAACATTTTTGAAATAACTAGAAATGATGATGGAATTATATTTAACCCTTATGTTAGAACAAAATGCGTGTTAAAGCAAAATGGCATTCTAATATTTGAGGGTTATTTAAGGCTAATAGATATACAAGATAAATTAGGGGAGACAAGTTACAATGTTAATTTAAATTCAGAAGTTATAGCACTAGCAGATTATTTAGAGGGCAGAACATTTAGTGATTTAAATCTTACTGAGTTAGAGCATAACTATACTAAGGCCAATATTAAGAGTAGCTGGACATCTGGAGTAACATATACTCAGTCAGGTACTTCAGGCTTTAGAACATCTGATACAGTTAAGTACCCATTTGTAAATTGGGATAACCAAATACTTATATCTAATGGATCAACAGGAAACAATGCTACAATTGGCAATCCAGAGTTAACATCACTACAACAAGCGTATAGGCCTTTTGTTAAAATTAAATATTTAATAGAGAGAATATTCCAAGATACACCTTTTTCTTTTACTTCTGAATTTTTTGATGAAGCAGATTTTAAAAAGTTGTATATGGACTTTAATTGGGGAGATGCTTTAGCTCCTAATACAAATATGGGTGAAGGAGAAGGAGAAAATGATGACACCACAGGCGTTACAGCAGGCACTTCTTTTACTAGATTAAGATTTGATGTAGAAACTTTTTCAGATGCTAGTGAATTAGGTTATGATAATTCAACTTCTAAATTTACTGCAAATAGAGATAATCAATATTACTATGTTTACAGTGATTTTGTTATAGGATATTCTGGTGCTGGCAGTGGCCCTGCATCACAGAAAGTTGGAGTAATGGGTTGGGAAAAATTTGATTCAGGCGGAACTACAACAAATTATATAGCAGGATATAAAGATTTATATTCAGCAGGAATTTCTGCTGGATTAATTCAATATAGCAAAAACTTCATAGTGGTTTTAAATGCAGGAGAAAGCATCAGGCCTGTATTTAAAAAGATTGGAAGTGTAACATTAGATCAAGAAACCACACAAGGTTTAGCTGCTTTTACTCCAAACAGCACAACAGTTATTACAGGTACATCTGTTATTACATCTGAAGTTTTAATGCAAAATTTAAGAGGAGAATTAGGTCAATGGCAGTTTTTAAAAGGTATAATGACTATGTTTAACTTAGTGTCTATTCCTGACAAATCTGATCCTAATAATATGTTAATTGAGCCATATGCAGATGTGTTTATAAAAACCACAAAAGGAACTTCACTAGCAGACAGAAGTATATCTCATGACTGGACAGACAAAGTAGATGTAAGTGAAATTAAATTAACACCTCTTACTGATTTAAACAAAAAAACTATTTTTAAATTTGTAGAGGATGATGATGATTATGCCTTTTCAATGTATAAAGATGCAGTGAGTGGACATTTATATGGCAGCAAAGTATTTGATGCTTCAGGGTTTACTATTTTAGAAGGAAATAAAGAAATAATAGCAGAACCGTTTGCAGCAACAGTACCACGCCCTTTAGATTCACAATTTCCTAATTTTATAGTTCCAATGATTTATTCTTATAACCCAGATGATGGAACTTCTAGTGGGTTTGATAATAGTCCTAGAATAATGTATGACAATGGCGTAAAAGATTCTGGAACTACTTACTATATACCAGCACAAAATGGTGGAAGCAGTGAAAATCAATCTGACTTTTTACAGTTTAGTCATTTATCTACAATATCAACTGCACAGGGTACTCTAGATTTTCATTTTGGAGAATGTCAATTAATACAACCTATTGGCAATGCTGTTAATGACAATTTATTTAATTTATATTGGCTGCCATACTTTTCAGAATTGTACAATCCAAATACTAGAATAATGACACTTAAAGTGAATTTGACAGCAGGAGATATTTCTACATTCAATTTATATGACACTGTATTTATTAAAAATAGAAAGTTTAGAGTAAATAAAATTGATTATAAACCAAACGATTTAGCTACAGTTGAATTTATATTAATACCATAATGAAAGCAACAATACCATATTTAGAAGGTTATTCAATAAAGCCATATAAGACAGATTCACTAGGAGTAGTGTCTTTTACAGATGGCTTTAACATAGGAATAGCTCCTAATCAAAAACAGTGTGAGGCATATGGATATACTTACGACAAAGAAACTGGCTCTTGTAGAGTATACAAAAGCAGCTTAAATATTGGCACAGTAATATATAATCAAAACAATAATGTGCAGGGATCAAACAACGAGATTGAAGCAGGAACTAATAACTCTTATGTGATGGGAGAAAACAATGTTATTTCTGGCGTGTCAAGAAATAATATAGTAGTTGGTAGTAATCATGAAATTTCTCATGGTATAAACAATGCTTCTGTATTTGGTAATTTTGGACTTGCACAGCGACAGGGAGAAATAGTTTTAGGTGGTGGTGGTTTTAGTGGTGCAGGAACAGGTAATGCTCAAAGTTCAAGAATCGCTTTAACAGGAACAACAACAGATGCAAGTGCTACAAGCCTTTTTGTTAATGGAGATTCTAACACAACAGCAATAGCAAGAACAAGTGGTATATTTTTATCATTTGAAGCAGTAGTTATGGGTGTAAGAACAGGTGGTGCAGCAGCAAGTGGTGCTGTTAATGATAGAATAGCAGTTAAAGTATATGGATTAGTATATACAACAACAGTAGATCAGTCAACGTATGACATAGGTAAATTTGGAACAACAGGGGGATGGGGTGCAGCAATGCAGTTTAGTGGTAGCGACATGGTGCTACAAGTATCAGGTGCAGCTAGTATGAATATAAGCTGGAGTGCAACTCTAGACCTTTATGAATTAAAAGTATAAAAATTATGGCAGATAAAGTAGTAATAGAAGCAGAAGTAAAATCAAACATCGGAGATGTATCAAAAGATGCAGATAATGCAGCAGGAAATATAGCCTTAATGGGGGTTTCTTTAAACTCTCTAAAAGCAGCATTTACAACAGTAGGCAAAAGAGCTAAGGTAATGTTTGGTTCTATTAGAGCAGGATTGATTAGCACTGGTATTGGTGCATTCTTAGTAGCAATAGGCTCATTAATATCTTATTTTAATAATACTAAAAGAGGAGCAGATAAACTATCTGAAGCTATGGCAGGTATAGGTGCTGTTGTGGATGTTTTAACAGATAGATTTTCTAGCTTCGGAGAGGGTTTGTCATTAATATTTAGTGGAGAGTTTGCTAAAGGATCAGAACTATTAAAAAAAGCCATAAGTGGTATTACAGATGAAATAAAAGATGAATCTAAGGCCATGATGGACCTTAAAAAAAGAAGGAATGAGCTAAGAGATGATGAAGTTAAATTTATTACTGTAAAAGCTGAAACACGTAAGGCGATAGAAAAGGCAAGATTAGCTGCTGAGGATGAAACTTTAAGTGCAGAAGAAAGGCTAAAAAATCTTAAAGATGCATTAGAATTAGAGGAGCAAACTACTGCTCAAGAGTTAAAATTAGCAACTGAAAGAATGAAAATAAAAGAGGAAGAGATGGCTTTAAGTGAAAACTCTGCTGAGGATGAAAGAGAGTTAGCACAGCTTAAAGCTGATATTACTGATATTGAAACTGCTCAAGCTAGATTAAAAAGAAGAGTTATACTAGAGGTTAATACTTTAGAAAAAGAAATTGCTGCTGATGAAAAAGCAAGACAAGAAAAAAAAATAGCAGATTTAGAAGCTGAAATTGCATTAAGATATAAATTAGCCACAGCAATAGGAGCTTCAGTAGGTCAGATTTCTCAGTTAATGCAAGAAGGAAGTGCTGCTGCAAAAGCGTTTGCACTAGCAGAAATAGCAACAAATACAGCAGTAGCTTATATGCAGGGATTAGATATAGCACAAAAAGCAGCAGCAGCAGCAGGTCCTGGAGCTGCATTAGCTTTTCCTATTTTTTATGCAACTCAAGTTGCAGCTATTTTAGGTGCAGTAAATCAAGCAAAACAAATTCTAGGATCAGCACCAAGTGTTAGTGGTGCAACGCCTGGAGCAGGTGGCGGTGCAATAGCACCTCAAATGGTAGGTGGTGCTTTTGAATTAGGCGGTGGAGTAGCACCAGAGCCACTAAGAGCTTATGTATTAACTGATGAAATGTCTGACAGTCAAAATCAATTAGCTAACATAAGAAGGAGAGCAACAATATAAAATCAAATAAATAACAATTAAATCTATATAATAATATGCCTTGTAAAGAATGCGAAAACGGAAAATATAAATGGGGGAACACTGGAAAGTGCGAGTATGACACTATTGCTGAGTGTGAAGCTGCTAATAAAGATTACTACGATAAAGTTACAACTATCAGAGAATTAGTAATTGATAATAATTCTGAGGAGTTAGCTATTGATGCTATTAGCTTAGTGTCAGCACCTGCCATAGAACAGGACTTTGTTTACTTTGGAAAAGAAAAAAACAATTTAACTTTTGCTAAAGTAGATGATGAAAAGAGAATGTTAGTTAGTCCTGCACTTATACCTAACAAACAGATATTTAGATACGATCCAAATACTGATTCTGAATACTATGTGTATTTCAGTCCTGATACAGTTAGAAAGGCTAGTGAGCTTTACTTAAAACATAACAATCATCACAAAGCAACTTATGAGCATCAAGATAGAGTGTCTGGTGTGTTGACTACTGAAAGCTGGATTATAGAAGATACTAAAATGGATAAGTCAAGGCTTTATGGCTATAATCTACCGAAAGGCACTTGGATGGTTTCGATGAAAATCAATAATGACGAATTATGGCAAAAAGTAAAAGATGGCTCTTTGAGAGGATTATCCATCGAGGGTTATTTTACTGATCGTATGCAGGAGATGTCAGAAAGAGAGCCAACAACACACGAAATACTCTCAGCTTTGAATGAGATAATTTCAAAAATCAAATAAAATCAAAATTAATCTATTATATAATAAACACTAAAAAAGAAATTATGGACTTAAAAGAAAAAATATTAGTTGCTCTTGGTTTAAACACAGACAACGAAATTAAATTAGCTTGGCAAGCAAAAAGCGAAGATGGCACTATTTTCGTTTCTACTGCTGAGGAGTTAGAGGCAGGCGTAGACATCTCAGTTCTTACTGAAGATGGAACTACTATTTTATTACCAGTTGGTACTTACAAAACAGATACAGGCGTATCTTTCAGAGTTGAAACTGAAGGTATTGTTGCTGAAGTTATGGAATCAGAAACTGAAGAAGAAATTGAAGCATCTGATGAAACTGAATTATCTGAAACTGAAACTACTGATGAAAATGTAGAATTAGAAGAGAAAGATAAAGAGGACTATGATGAAGAGGCAGCAGTATATGACTGGGAAGGTATGGAGAAACGTATCAAAAACTTAGAGGATGCAGTGGCTGATTTAAAAAGAGATAAGGTAGGTGGAGATGATGAAGTAGAGGAGATGTCTGAAGAAACTCCAGAAGTATCTGACAAACCTAAAACTATAAAAACTACTGAGGTAGTTGAGTTTTCAGCAGAGGAGATTGAAGCAATAAAAGAACTAAAAGCTGAGAATGAAGCGTTGAAAATTGAGTTAGCAGAATCACCTGCTGAAGCACCAGTAAACACAAATAAATTTAGCTCAGAAAGACCAGTATTGTCAAGAAAAGAATACAACAGGCTTTCAAGACAAGAAAGATTTATATACAATTTAAACAAATAATATTAACAAAAAAAAATAAAAAAAATGGCGTTAACAACAACATCAAACTTTAGTGGTAAAGCAGCTGGCTTTTATATTTCAGCAGCTCTTAAAGAGGCTAAGTCATTGGACTACTTAACCACTATTGAAAACATCAAATTTAAAAGTAACATACAGAAAATGGCTGCGACAGGAATGGTTGCAAATGCCACGTGTGATTTTAATGAAGCAGGAACACTAGCAATGACCGAAAATGTGCTAGAACCAAAATTGCTAATGATTAATACAGATTTATGCAAAAAAGATTTACTAGATTCGTGGGAGGCTTTACAAATGAGAGCAGGAGCAGGCGCTCCACCACCAGCATCTTTTGATGACTATGTAATTTCTTATTTAAGTGGAATTATAGCAGATGGAGTAGAAAGTGATATCTGGGCAGGTGATAATGGTGCAGGAAGATTCTTAGGGTTTTTAGATGCAGCAGCAGGTAGTATTGCAACAGGTGCAGGTATTGTTACTTCAACAGCTTCAGCAGCTTATACAGCAGGTAACATTATTGCTAACTTACAGCAATTAGTTACTGATTGGACAGCATCTGCAAGTGCAGTAAACACAATGTACAAAGAAGATACGTATATATACATGAATAAAAAAACTTATTCTTTTTACATTTCAGCAGTTTCAGCTTTAAATGCGTTCCCTTTCAATAATATGGGAGAGTATACGCCTGTATTTGAAGGACATAACATTGCAGTTTGTCCTGGAATGGTAGATAATCAACTTGTTTGTGCTGAAAAATCTAACCTATTCTTCGGAACTGACTTATTATCTGATCATACAAGAATACAACTTTTAGACATGTCTAGCTTGGATGGTTCTGATAATTTAAGAGTAGTTGCTAGATATTCAGCAGGAGTTCAGACAGGTATCAACGCTGACATTGTAAGACAGTCGTAATTAACTTAATTTATAGAGGCAGGGGTGTAAAAACCTCTGCTCCTTTAACCTTTAAAACATAAAATAAAATGGCATGTACAGCTTTAACAAAAGGTAGAGGACTTGATTGTAATAGAATATCAGGTGGGATTAAGTATGTTTACTTTTCTGTTTATGATGATTTTGCAAGATCAGATTGGGCTTATGATTCAACCCATCCACTAGAAATTGATACTATAAACTTTCAATCATCTACTATCTATAGATATACTATGCCTCTTGGTGTAGCATCTATAACTGATACTATAACAGGTAGTCGTGAAAATGGAACTGTTTTCTACACTCCTACGGTTAATATCATACTTAATCGACTTACAAAAGAGGATCAAAATCAGATAAAATTATTAGGTCAAACTAAGGTTAGAATATTTGTTCAACTTAATGCAACTCATACAGCAACAGGAAATGATGTAATTATTTGTATGGGTATGATCAATGGAATGGAACTAAACGCAGGAACTATGGATAGTGGGGCAGCGTTTGGAGATAGAAACGGTTACACTCTAACCTTTGATGGTTTAGAGCCAGAGCCTTTTGCTATGCTAGAGGATGTAGCAGCAGGTGGCGAACCATTCTCTAATTCAGGCATAACAGGATTGAGTATAGTAACCGCATAAAATAATTAGTAGTTTTCATATATTCTTTGATTAGAGGGCTTAATGCCCTCTTTTCTTTTTTAAAGGCAAATAAATTCGGCACTTTTCTATTATATAGTAGGATGATACAAGCAATCACACAAACTAACCTGACTACATTCTTACAAACTGAGGACAATCGAATAGATACTTCAGTTAGTTCAGATAAGATTAGGCATTTAGTAAAATTCACTAATGATATGGACAAATCTGTTCAATATGCTTATTCTACTGAGCATTTAATCTATGACAGGTACACTAAGTTTGTTTTTGATTATAACGCTACCCCTGATGTTTATACAGGCAGGGTTGACTTTACACCAGCAGGATATTACAAATATGAAGTGTACGAAGTAGCTTGGAGTGGTGCAGTCGCTATAAGTGCAGGAAATGCACCTGTAACAGAGGATGATGTATTACCAGTAGCTCCTACTCATGGTGTAGTGCAAGGGCTTGTAACGAAAGGAAAAATGTATGTTGCTGACAAATCAGGAACAGAACAAGTTAAGTACACACAAAGGCAAGAGCCAAGTGGTACAAATTATATATATTACGGACAATAAAAAAATAAAAAATGGCAATAGAAAACGTACAACAACTATTAACAGAACAATTAGGCAAAAATGGTAGCACTGTAGTTATGACATCAGGATCAGGTGCTGTGACTGGTGATTATTATTGTGCATATTTTCCAGTAGAAACTGTGGTAGCTCAATTAGTAGCTGCTGATGCAACTGGAGAAAGTGCATTACAAACCACAATACCAGCAGGAGTGACTATATTTATGAATATTACTACCTTAAAACTAACTTCTGGTGTAGCTATATTGTATCACGAAGGACCAACTACATAAAAATGAGTGCGCTTAAATTAGGACTTAGTTTAGTATCTAACACTAGGGTTGCTAGTGGTTTTGATAATAAATACTCATTAACTTATGATGGTGTTGATGATTATCTAAATTTAGGTGATGATGTACCACCATTAACACCTTTTGCAATAGAAGGCAGTGAGGGATGGAGTTTTAGTATATGGTTAAAAACAGGAACAAGCAAAAAGATATTCTCTAAAAATATTGGTGGTAGTTCTGAGTATAATTTTGATGTTAGATTTAATGGCAATCCAAAACTAACGCTGTATGATAATGAAAATGGTGGCAATATATCTTACAATATGGACACAAGTATTGCAGATGGTAATTGGCATCACATTGTGTTTACTTGGAATGGTGAAACAGAAGGGGGGGTTGCATCTTATCTTGATGGTAGTATTAAGAGTGGAACAGATGGTGCTTCAGGTCTTTTTGAAAGCGTACAAGCTACTAATGCTGAATTTAGAATGGCTTATGGTGGTGGCTCTTATAGTGCTATTATACAAGATGAATTTTCTGTATTTAACAAAGCGTTACACTCTACTGAAGTGGCAGCACTATACAACTCAGGTGTGCCAAATGATGTTACAGAGATAAGTGGTTGTCAAGGTTGGTGGCGTAATGGTGATCCAACAGGAACAGGTGCTTTCCCTACTATTTCAGATGATAGTGCCAATAGTAATGATGGAACTATGACTAATATGGCTTCAAATGATATAATAACTGATGTACCATAATAAAAGATAACAAAATGATATATGTAATATACGATATGGCAAATGTAGGCACGATAGATTTTTCACAAGTTTATCAAACAAGTGTTGATACATTAAGGCTTTCTGTAAATGGTGAGAAAACAATACTAAAGTTTACAGGTGAAACTCCTAATTTTTTAGTTGGTTTGCAACAATACACACATTCTGAGATGTTAGAAATAGTACAGACACCTGAATGGAACTTTGAAAATTAAACTATGAAAGACAATATAATTAACATAAACCTAGAAACTAGCACAGCACCGATTGTACAAGAAGTACGTGGGCGTGATTGGATTGAGTACGGAACAGATGACTGGAGAAACTTGTACCCACAATTCTTAATAGATTTATACTATTCTAGTAGTATTTCTGCTGCTATTATTAACGCTACTGCTGAGATGATTGCAGGTGAAAACCTCATTATAGAGGATGATGATGATAGAAATATGGATGCTAGAATTAAGCTGCAAAACTTTATGAATAGAGCAAATGGCAACGAAAGTTTGCATGAAGTTCTAAAGAAAGTAGCTTTTGACTTTAAATTACAGGGTGCATTTGCTCTTAACATTGTTTGGAGTAAAGACAGAACACAAATCGCTGAAATCTATCACGTGGGAGTAGAGAAAATTAGATGTGCTAGACCAGATGAATTTGGAAAAACTAAAGGGTATTATATTAGTGCAGATTGGTCAAATACAAGACAAAACAAACCAAAATATGTTCCTGCTTTCAATACAAATGATAGAACATCTGCTAATCAAATATTGTATGCTGGTTTGTACAGTCCTAATATGAATTCCTATTTTACACCAGATTACGTGAGTTGTAATAATTGGAGTCTTATCGATAGTCGCATATCAGAATATCATCTCAACAATATATCAGCAGGTTTCTCTGGTAGCTTTATGATTAACTTCGCAAATGGCATACCATCTCACGAAGAGAGAATTCAGATAGAACAAAGTCTTGCACAGAAATTTACAGGACAAAATAATGCTGGTAAATTCGTTTTGACTTTCTCAGATGATAATACTAGAACACCACAGATACAAGCTATAAGCCCTAGCGACTTAGACAAACAGTATATTGCTTTACAAGAGCTTTTAACTCAAAACATCCTTTCTGGACATAGAGTTACATCTCCAATGCTTATGGGTATTAAGAATGATACAGGGCTTGGCTCAAATGTAGATGAATTAAACTCGGCTAGTAACTTTTATTTAAACACAGTTGTTAAGCCTTTCCAAGATCAAATTGTAAAACAACTTAGAAAGATATTCCAAGTTAACAATATGGATATGCCTGTTAACTTTGTGCAATTAAAACCTATCACTTTAGATTTTACATCACAAGACCTTAAATCGGTTATGACTGAGGATGAAATCAGAGGGGAATTAGGACTAGAGCCATTAGATGTAGAAGTTAGAGAGGATTTAAGCGAAGTAGGAATGATAGATGGACAGCCTGTTTTCAGCACCATAGCTGAGGCTGAAGCTCACGCAAAAACTTTAGGGTGTGAGGGGTATCACGAACACGAATATGAAGGCAGGACTGTTTATATGGCTTGCGAAGGGCATGCAGAAGCTACTAACTTAGCTGAGTGTGATTGTGAAAAGCAAAAAGATAAATGTGATTGTGAAAAGACAAAGCTATCAAAAGAGGCAAAAACAGAATTAGAAAAGTTTATTGATCAGTATGGAGAGGATATTCCAGAAGGTTGGAAGTTGATAGATGATGAAATTGTAGATGGAGAACACCAAGATTTTGACTTTGAAAGTGAGTTAAATAAAGTGGCAAGTGAAAAATTTAACTTTGTCAGAACAGGTAGAGCTAATCCTAATGTAAGGAGTGAGCAAGATGGGTTAAATAAAGATGGAGATGCGTACTTTAAAGTGAGGTATGTATATACTAAAAACAATGCTTTACGCCAAAGAGGAGAATCAAGAAGTTTCTGTAAGTTAATGATGGCTACAAAAAAAGTATATAGAAAAGAGGATATTCTTAGAATGTCTACAATACCTGTCAATCCAGGTTGGGGGCCTCGAGGTGCTGCAACATATAGCACGTGGTTATATAAGGGCGGGGGGTCATGTTTTCATTACTGGAAGCGGCTAATTTTTCAAGCACCTGCTAGCGATGAAGGTTTTGTAGTTTACCCTGATAACATTACAGCAGACACAATAGTTACAGCTACAAAAGCAAGAAGTGAAGGGTTTACAATTAAAAGAAACGATAGTTTAGTAGCAAGAGCGCCTAAAACTATGAAAAATGAAGGATTTTTAGAACCAAGATAACTATGGCATACGTATTATTTATATCAGAACAGAAATTAAAAGACAGCACAGCTATTAACTTAAATGTGGACAATTCTTTAATTCTCCCATTTGTAAAAGAGGCACAAAAGCTGTATGTTGAAACTATATTAGGAACTGAGTTAACACAAAAACTTAAAGACTTAATTACAGCAGGAACTATTGGGAATGTAGGGAATGAGGCTTACAAGACCTTACTAGATGATTATATTGGAGATATGCTTCCTGGATATTCTCTTTATCACGCTTTACCATACCTTAGATTTAAAGTAGAAAATGGTAATATATACTCAAAGACTAGCGAAACTGGCACAGCACTTAGTACAGAGGAGGCGCAGCATTTTAGAGAGGAGGTTTTAAACACAGCTTCTTATTACAGAGAAAGAGCAATAGATTACATAAGAAACAACATATCTAGCTTTCCTGAATATTCTACAAATTCTGGTGCAGATGTTTCTCCTACAACTGACAACTACTATGCAGGAATGAATCTAGAAAGACCACAGCAAGGCAATAAATTAACTTTAAGAGATTTCTTAACACCTGACTTGACATAATGAAAAAATACTATAAAACAAAAACAACTAATATAACTAAGCTAAAGTCCTATTTGGAAACTAAGCCTAAATCAAATAAAAATGACAGATCTAAAAGACACTCTACAAGTAGGAATAGCTAACGGATCAGCTATTGGTTTTAGTATTACGGATTGCAATGAAGTTCTTACTCTTGTATCTTTAATATTAGCAATAGCCTTTACAATATATAAGTTTTTTAAATTAAACAAAGATGCCTAAGAAACGAAAGCTAAACAGCAACAATCCTAAGTATAACAAAAACAAACAGGATGATATTAAAATGCGTAATGAATTTGTTAAAGAAGTTAAGGGCTGTAAAATCTATAAATCATACTTCATCTAGTTTGAGCCAAGCCAACATACTTATTATTAGAAAAACTTTCACTGATAAATCTACTATTGGTGAGTTGTTTTTAAATGGCGAAAAGTTGTGTGATACATTAGAGCTGCCTTATAGAGATAATCAAAGAAGAATATCTTGCATACCAGCAGGAGAATATAAGGCAAGATTAAGATACCCAAGAGAAAGTGGAAGTAGAGATTACTTGCACATATTAGTAAAAGATGTACCAAATAGAGATTATATTCTTTTTCACAGAGGTAATACAGCTAAAGATTCAAGGGGCTGCATACTAGTAGGATTAAAAAGCCAACAAGACATTGTTTATAACTCCACTTTAGCATTAGATTTATTACTAAAAGAAATCATAAATTTGGGAGTCACAGAAATGAATTTAATAATCAAAAATAAATAATATGAAATTTTTAGAAAAATACCTGATCGGTCAGGTTTTAAAATCCAAGAAGTTCTGGTACGCAGTAAGTTCTATTGTTGTGCCTGCAATTGTAAAGTTTTTAGGAGTTGATGTAGAAACTGCTCAAAACTTATATTACGCACTACTAACTTTAGTTGTAGGTCAAGGAATAGCAGACATTGCAAAGAAATAATAATAGATACAGATTAAAGCCACACGAAATAGTGGCACTACAAAAAATGCGAGAAACCGACACTAGAAACATTCTAGTGATCGGTGACTTGCATGAGCCATTCTCTTTAGATGGTTACTTAGATTTTTGCTTAGAACAGTACGAAACTTATAACTGCAATCAAGTTATATTTATAGGAGATATATTAGATAATCACGCATTTTCTTATCACGAACCTGATCCAGATGGGATGTCAGCAGGTTATGAATTAGAGAAAACAATAGAGAAAGTAGCCGACTGGTACAAAGCATTCCCTGTTGCTGATGTTTGTATTGGCAACCACGATAGAATGGCTTCAAGGAAAGCTATGACTGGTGGAATACCTGCTGCTTGGATAAGATCATACAACGAGGTCTTAAATACACCTAATTGGAACTGGGTAGAATCAATAGTATATGATGATGTTTTGTATGAGCATGGAGAAGGTGGTCAAGCACAAACTAAAGCTAAAAACAACTTAATGTCAAGTGTGTGTGGGCATACACATACAGAGGCTTATTGTCGTTGGTATGTTGGAAAAAGATATAGAGTGTTTGGCATGCAGGTGGGCTGTGGTGTTAATGCTAACACATAC